TAAAGAAGCAAGTGAATTATTCGAAATATATTTTCCAAATATAGGAGGACAAAATGGCAAGAATTGATCTGCACAACTTTTTTAAATTTTACGACGAGAAGAACCCCAACCATGTGAAAGCAGTTCAGTGGTTGGAAGATAACCTCCCAGTCAAGTTCCTTGAGGATAATGTAGACTGGGCAGAAATTTATAGAGGAAAAAAGACTAGTGCTGCACCAGCCCCTGCCGCTGTTGCAGCTCCCGCTTCTGTAACAGGTGGTGATGATGTCCCACAAATGGGCATCAAGTTAATCAAAGAGTTTGAAGGTTGCCATCTCAAGGCATACCCAGATCCTTTGACTGGTGGACTTCCAATCACTATTGGTTGGGGTTCTACCCGTAAAAAAGATGGATCACCTTTCAAACTTGGTGATACACTTACACAACAAGAAGCGGATGAACTCTTAATTGAACAATGTAAAAAAGAGTTTCTCCCAGCACTTCGTAAAATTCCACATTGGGGAGAAATGTCTGATGGAAAGAGGGGAGCTCTGCTCAGCTTTGCTTATAATCTTGGTGCCGGTTTTTACGGTGGCGATAACTTTAATACTATTACTAAACGCTTGAAGAATAAAGAGTGGGATCTAGTTCCCGATGCGCTTTACCTCTACAGAAATCCTGGTTCAAATGTAGAAGCAGGACTTGCTCGTAGAAGAAAAGCAGAAGGTGAAGCTTGGAAAAAAGGTTAACCTCAAACTAAGGAACAAATGGAAACACCAAACAAAAAGGAAAAGTGTATGAGTACTGTTATTCGTATTGCTATTTTGGGTTGGTCTGCTGCTCTTCTTACTGCTAGTTATGCTGGTGCTCTATCTAAAATGGACCCAACTTTTATTGCAACTGTCTTTACTGCTTCTGCTGCTACCTTTGGTATCAATACAATGAAGAAGGGTGGAGATGATGATGAAAAAAAGGAAGAACTTCCACGTAGAGAGGAAGTTGTAGTTGAGACACCCCCAGAACCAGTAGCAACTGAACCAACAACTTTGGAAGAAAGAGTTGAAGCTCTTGAAGAAAAAGTTGAAGATGGTGAAGGATTTGTAAAACCACGCACAGGAGCATAATGTCTAAATCAAAAAACAAAAAACCATCAGGCAGTGCCGGATCTTCTAATAACAAAAAGCAGAATTCTGGTAATGCTAATGCTAAAAAAGCAAAGAATGGTGGTAAAAAGAAGTGATGGAATTCATCGCTTTTATGATTGTCGGATATGTTGAAATTAGTCCTGGCGAATGTCAGATTGATTATTTTCGTTATAATGAAATACACTCACTTGTAATCCCATGCCAAGAGAATGGAACACTCCAAAGAGGGAGTGTTGGAATGCTCCAATCCATAACATACTCAAAGCCATAGACAATCACACCCGTCTTCATATGGAGACGGGTGATTTTTGGCATGAAGAACAGGCCCAGATATTGAGAAAGTATGTAAAAGATTTGAAAGTCTGGATACATAAGCAAGAAGAAGGATGGAACGAATGAAAAAAATCCTCACAGCAATAGGTTTATCATTAACCTTAACATTTCCTGCAATTGCTTCATCACTTGAACCAAAACAACCTACAGTAAGACCTTATAGTTTAGAGGCAATGGGTTGTATGATACTTTTAGAATGCACGGAAGGTATTGAAAAATTATCAGCAGAATCGGAGTTTTTAAAAAATCAGGACTTCGATCCATTTAGAGAAGAGATTATAAGAATCGTAACTGCTCTTAATAAACTTGAAGTCCCTGTTTATATTTCTCCAGAAAGATATTTTACCCCAAGAACTGTTGGTCTATATAAACCAAATTATAATAGATTTTTTATTAATGAAACTCTCCTTAAAGACCCTAGAGAATTTCTTGGAACTCTTCGTCACGAGGGATGGCATACTGTTCAGGATTGCATGGGTGGCGGATTAAACACTTCTTTCATGGCTCAAGTTCATCAGGATAGTGAAATTCCAGCATGGTTAATGAAAAATACTAGATTAACATATGAATCAATGATGCAAAGTCGTGCTGTTCCTTGGGAGGCAGACGCAAACTGGGCAGAAGAACAATCGAACGTAACTTTTGAAAAGTTAGAGATGTGTGCGAAAGGTCCTTTATGGGATCAAATTCGCCCAACACCAATGACTATGGATTGGTTAATTGGTTGTGGATTTATGAAACCACAAGAAGGAAAGTATCCATACTATCCAAATAAAAAAGTAGAATATTGTACAGAAGGTAAGTATTAATTAAATTACAGGTTATTGAATTATGAAAGTAGGATTAATCGGATTAGGAAGAATGGGCGAAGGTATGTCTCGTCGCATGATGAAATCAGGAATAGAGGTTTGGGGGTATAGAAGAAATTATGAAAAAGCAAATCAAGCATACGAAAGTGGATATGTTAACGGCGTTACAACTACTATTGAAAATCTTGTTAAAGTAGTTAAATCAAATAATCAACCGGGAATTTTCCAGATGGTAGTTCCTGCTGAAACAGTAGAGGAGACAATTAATGAGTTACTACGATATTGTGGTGAAGGAGATATTATTATTGATCATGGCAATAGCAATTTTAAGGACAGTCGGAAGAGAGCAGAACGTCTTTCAAAGTTGGGTATCCAATATATTGATTGCGGCACTAGCGGTGGTGTTTATGGCTTGGATCGTGGATACTGTCTTATGGTTGGTGGTAGAGATACTGCAGTCGCCACTTGTTCAAAAATATTTGATGCACTTGCCCCAGGAATCCACGCTGCCAAGAGGACTCAGTTTAACTCGGATGTAACTTCTGCTGAGTTTGGTTGGTTGCATTGTGGTGGTCCAGGAGCAGGACATTTTGTGAAGATGGTTCATAATGGAATTGAGTATGGTATAATGCAGGCATATGCTGAAGGATTCAACATCATTAAGAACGCCAATGCAGGTGCTAAGTATGTTAGAGAAGGAGATGCTGAGGTCGCTCCAATGGCGGATCCGGAAAGTTACTGTTATGATATTGACGTTGCTGAGGTGGCTGAGTTGTGGCGTCGCGGTAGTGTGGTTGGGTCTTGGTTACTTGACCTTACTGCTGATGTGTTACGCCGCGACCCAAACCTTAAACAGTTCTCTGGAGGTGTATCCGACAGCGGTGAAGGTCGCTGGACGGTTACTGCCGCTGTGGATCTGGGGGTTCCCGCTCCTGTTATCACCGCTGCGCTCTATGAGAGATTTAATTCTCGCGGTCTTGGTGCTTTCGCGTCCAAGGTTTTAAATGGAATGCGTTACATGTTTGGTGGACATCATGTTAGGTAAAGCACTCTTATTTGTTTCTGTGCCTTTTGTTTTAATAACACTTTACTTTGGTACGAGGGGAGGATACTATGATTCAGAGGATTACAAAGGTAATGGAACCGCACATTAAACAGAGATTTAATTTTGCGGTATCTGCATTTGTAAGAATGTGGGGTCATAAATGTTTAAATGACCATCGTATTATGGAGTTTTGTGTTGAGTGGGCACACTTGGAAGTGAATGCACCTTTGTCTGGACTTGATCAGGCTGATCAATATTTTTATTATGAGTATAAAAATTGGAGAGGGATTTGATGGAACAATTTCCTTGGGGAGTTGTAATAATTTTATCTTGTGGACTTATTTTTACAGCCTATGTAATTTACTACATATTAAAGTTAGCACACGAGGAGATGAAAAATGAAACATCTGAGTCTAATTCTATCAATCACAAGTCTGGGCATTAGTGCTGCGATTGGTGTGGGTGCTTATGTAACTTATCAGAAAGCACAGAAGATTCTTAACAACCCAGAAGAATTTGTTGGTGCTGTTGTAGAAAAGCAAGTTAATAAAGCATTTGAAAAGTTACCCATTCCTAAACTAAATACTGAGAAGTTTAAATTACCATTCTAATGGATAAAGATCCTTATATTTACAGAATTAAACAAGTTCTAAAAGTTGTAGATGGCGACACTATTGATGCTGCTATTGACTTAGGATTTGATATTTCTCTTACTAAGAGAATTCGTCTTGCTGGAGTTGATACTCCGGAAAGTAGAACAGTAGATGTAAATGAAAAGAAACTTGGACTTGAAGTTAAAGAATGGCTTAAAAAGAAACTAGAAGGTCAAACTGATATTATTGTAAAAACAGAACTCCCAGATTCTACCGAAAAGTATGGTAGAATTCTGGGGCATCTTTTTATTGGAGATAGTGAAGTATCTTCTGTTAATAAGAAGAAGTCTGTAAATCAAATGATGATTGATGAGGGGTATGCTTGGGAATATGACGGTGGAACAAAGAAAAAAGATT